ACTTAAATATCAATGACGTTTTACGCCATGGATTACCAGTCATAATCTACACGTTTCGGCCCCAACATGCAGCGGGGATCGTACCTAACGGTTCGTTCACTACTGGCACCGACAACAAAATAACGTTGTCGGTTGATGGCGGAGCTCGTTACGTTCATGAATTATGGGATTATGATGGGTCGTGCGTAGCGGTTGAAAATCGCAATGAATTCGGGTATGAAGAGGTGCACGTGTTCAACATTGAGTTTCTTCAGTGCGAGAGTGACGTTAATCGTCGTGTCGTGCTGTTTACACCTAGTGTCACGCTACCAAAATGCGTTTACATGATGCTCTCTCACATTCGAGACAGTTTTCCGACCGAAATCACCAACCCAATCAAACGTGTCAAGATGGCCTATAAAACGGTGGCAGCCACGACATACAAAATCCTCGACACTCACATGGTGTCATTAGCTAGTTTCGATTCGCCCAATGACGTAAGCATTGATTTACGCACATTGTCCGCAATTAAAACAAAGATGAAAGTCTCAACAGCTAACTATGTGTCTTCGGTGGAACGTATGTTGTCTAATTACAGCAATAAAGCTGAGCTTGCCCCAATTATATTTGCATATCTTATGGACGACTCACAGTTGCTGCCTATGGTTGCCAAATCTTCTCCATGTAAACTCGGCCCGGCTAATGATAGAACCTATCAATCACCAGGACCGCTCGTTACTGAAGATGCACTAAAAGCTTATGCTGTTAGAATTGCTCCTGACGTAGTCACAGACCCGGCGGTATTCCCGGGCGACACGTATAACAATGATCACCACGGGGTTGAGCAACGTGTGACGCGGATGTTGAACGATAGAGTTCCACCGCGAGATTATGAGAAATATGCTGCGGAATTTTTACGGAAACTAGTTCCTAAAGAGCTAGTCGGGCGGGGGAGGCCGCTCAATATTGACGAGGTGTTGCTCAAACAACAAAAACCACGTCAGATCATTAACAACGTTCGAGAAATGAACGAGCTCGGTGAAGTACCATTCATGGTTCGAGCCTTTGGGAAAAAGGAAGCATATCCAGCGCCAAAACCGCAACGGAATATTAGTACTGTCCCAAGGGGACACTGTCTCGAGTTGAGTGCATACACGTATGCATTCAAGTCGAACATCCTCGAAACCCATCATTGGTATGGACCGGGACAAAACCCTCAAGAATTACTTGACGCGGTTAACAAAATAGCAGGGAGTGAACCCTATCTCGTCACAAAAGATTATTCGAAGTTTGATGGAACCATTTCCGAGTGGTTGTATGTCAATGTAGCCAAAGCTGCAATGACCCGTTACTTCTCTTTTGTCGAGGTGCCAAAATTGGTCAAGTTACTTGATTCTGAGACCCTTGCGAAAGGTGTCACAAAGAACGGTGTCTCTTACGACACCGGGTTTTCCAGATTATCTGGTTCTCCCGTGACTACTGACCACAATACTATCATCAACGCCTTTGTTTCCTACGCCGCCTTGCGTGCGTCCCAAGACCCCGAGAGGGCTTGGAGCAAACTCGGGCTATATTACGGTGATGATGGCATTGACCGGTGCTTGTCAACCGAAGACTTGATTCAAGCTGGAGATGACCTTGGCTTAACTACAAAAGCACAAGCGCATCCACAGCATGAGCCCGTTCCCTTCTTAGGACGTTATCTCGTGGACCCCTGGGCGAGCCAAGACTCGTTCCAAGATCCGTGGCGTACAATACCTAAAATTAACTTTTCACTTAATAGTGATCCAAAACTTTCCAATGCGCAGAAAGCGAGTAACCGGGCAACCGCTTACCTTGCGACTGACGCACTTACTCCCATTGTTGGTCCATGGTGCCGCACTATACAGCGCATCTATGGTGAAGCTAATGTCGACACTATGTCTATTGATGAAACAACTCACATGACAAAGGCCTGGCCTCAGGTTGACAAAGAAGCCATCCATAGAGCTTTTCTGCAGGTGAGTGCAATAGGAGAGGACGAATGTAACACGTTCGAGAAACATCTATACGATGCGAGTATAGCCAACCTCGGTGACGTTGTCATTGAGAATTGGACGTATACTCCTTCTCCAGGCTTTACGCTACCCTCCTCACCGGGGGAGCCCCTAATAAAGCATGTCAACGAAAACGGTTACAGCACAAAAGATCCTCGACTCGATAGCACAAAACAAGTCACAGCAGCAGAGCAAGCAGCTGAACGACATCATAACATCAGTCCTCAACAACACCCCAAACCCCCAGCAGCCAGCGACACGACGCAAGCGCAGCCGAAGTCGCAGAAGAGTGCAAAACTCAAATGTGAGCCGAAGCCAGGAAACGAGCTTTACGGTGACACAAGATTATCGGTTGTTTGCAGCACAACTGGTTCTGGACGGTTTAATGATGATGCAATCCGCGTACCGCGGCATGGTGTTCACAAAACCGATAATAACGGTGGCGTGGATGCCTCTGTCAACGGAACCCGGGGCCATCAACATAGTGCCAAAGGACAGACCCGCCATAATAATGGCCACCAACTCAAAATGGAGCGTAAC